CGGCCGGCCGTTGCTGTAATCAGCTAAAGAATTGATGGACGCACGATTGCAGTCCAACGGGATCTCAATCCTCGCCATGCCGCCCTCCGGCCCCGGCGACGTGACCAGATTCCAGACGTTCTCATACGACGGCCAAGCATTCTCCATGGAGATAGTACGATCAAACCCCTGCCTGATGTACCAGTCGATGGTGCTATCGGGAAGCTCCCCCGAAGTCGTTTCAGTTTGCGTACGGACCAAAGTCCGCAATTCACCCAGTGTCGCCATCCCGGCCAGCTCTCTTCCAGTTCTCAATAAGCCCCGCAGACCGGGCATGACCAGTGCATAGACCGTGGTCCCCGGCTTTCATCGGGAAAGCTTTACAGCCGTCGTTGGCGCACAACACCTTCTCAGGATTGTCCTGCAAACGTCGCGACGGCGGCTTGTACGGTGACATCAGGTTGCCCACAGAAATCCGTACACCCTCACGGGCATGCTCAACACCACCGGCCCCGTTAGCGACCGTGAACATCGAGGACAGCGGAACAACAGTGTCCACATCCCCCGAGCTCTGAGAATGCTGGTGGGCGTAAAAATTGGCGTCGGGCATGCCGGACATCCTTTCAGACAAAGCGAACAGGAGAGGGGAGCCTGGGACTGCGCCGAGGCTCCCCTTCCTGTGCTGGGGGGTTCAGGCTCCGGTTACACCAGTGAGCTTGAAGTTGCGACGGCGGTTGCGCGTGCAATGGTTGCCGAACGTGGTGATGAAACTCACCCGTGCGTCAAGAGCATTCGCTGCGCCAACGCCAACCGCGCCGACCGAACCGGAAAGGTTGTCGGTGAACGGTGACTGCTTGAAGTTGCGGTCGCTGTGAAGCTTCAGCCCCATGTACTTGGAGTTGATGCCGTAGAACGAAGCGCTGTCTTCAGCAACGGTTCCCTCGGTGCCACCAGAGCACTGGAAGTCCCACATCATCGGGACGTTCTTGAACATCAGGTTCTGGAACCCGAGGTTTGCCTTCGAGGTGTCGGTGTACCGAACCTGCGGCGTCAAGGACGACTCGTAGAGCGAGAAGCCGAATGCGTTGGTGAAGATGGCGTCGACCACGTCGGGGCCAGCGTCGCTGGTCCCGTTGTAGAGGGAGCGAAGAGCTTCCTCCAGGCCGGCACCGTCAAGAGCGCCGCCAACAGCGGACTTCGACTGCCACCAAGTTTCAACAGCACCATCAATGCCGCCAACCTCTCCTGTGCCGACAAGAACCGGCAGGCCAAGGAAGTCGTTAGCAGGGGTCGTGCCGGCGTAGGTGCCGAAGAGCATGCCGTTGAGGCGAGTCTTCAGGGTGTCCTCCGCTTGCTGGATCTTCGCCTCGAGGAGGTTAATGATCTGCTCGCGACCGCTGTTCTGAGCCTCTTCGAGGCCGCTGATAGCGATGGTGGCGTACAACTGCTTCCAGTCGTACTGAGCCGCCGATGCCGTAGGCACCGGAGCGACTGCCACTGGATCCCACTCGGCGTAGCTATCCGAATCACCTTCGGCGTACATGACCGGCTCAACGATGGAAACGCCACCGCCGGCAGTCTTGACACGGCTCTTCGCCATGTAGTGGTTGAGGAGTGGACGACCGTTGAAGATGTTGTCAGTCAACGTCTTACGGTAGTTGTGCATCGTGGTGGACAGGATGTCGTTCCACGTTGCGGGAGTATGCGAGGCGAGTGCCATGTTGATCCCCTTTCAAAGGGACTAGGGGCTGGATCTGCTACTGAATGCCAAGTTTATCGAACGTGGCGTTCAGGGCTTCCTCAGCCGTCATCGGTTGCGTTACCTGCTGCGGCGCTGTGCCGACGGCACCCGTACCTGCCCCAATAGACTCACCTGCTGCCACTGCTGCCGCCCGTCGCGCTGCGGTTTCTGCCCCTGCGGCTGCTGCCGCCTCTTGCTGGGCCGAACTTACCGCCTGCGACTTCTCGTACTGCTGTGCCTGGAAAATCATCGGGAACATCTCTGGGCCGACACGCATTTCATATGCCTGCCGAACCACGTTGTGGGCGTCCTCGTCATTAGCGCCGAACTGGCTCTTGAGTGAGTTAACCGACTTCTGAAGGTAGGCGTTCGCTTCGTTCCTCTGAAACTGATATTCCTGGGCTGCAACTCTTTCCTCGAGGGCCGTGCGGGCCTGGCGCTCTTCATAAAGAGCACGCTCAAGAGGATCGTCAAATTCAGGTTCGTCCTCATACTCAGAGGCAGCAGCGACATCTTGTTGCTGCTGTGGCGTGAGATTGAGAAACTGCTCAACGCTGAGGCCCGCCTGCGACGCAAGCACCCTCATCGTCATGCCAGGATCGTTCGACACTGCTCGAGCAAGATTCAAAGCATCCGCGGCTTCTGCCTTGGACCGCTCTGCCTCTTCTCGGAGTGACGAAGCTTCCTGAAACCGCTTCGTAGCGGCTGAATTACTGTTGTAGCCCGACAGTACGTCGGAAAGCGGAACGACCTGCTCTTCCCCATCTACCGTGATTCGGACTGGTCGATCTCCCAGTTGGGAGGTATCAAGAAAGTCTTCTTCTGAGTAGGCGGGTGCTGCCTGGTCAACTGCTTCTGAAGTCGCTTCGATGCCGGCTTCACCTTGTCCGTCAGAAACGGGGGCTTCTTGGCTCTCTGCTACTTGATCTTGGACATCTTCGGAAAGGTTAGTCACCGTCACATCTTAGACGGAGAAAGTGACGCTTGTCACCTATCGCTCGAAAGGCGACCGAAAGCGACGACCGCCCATCTGCATATTCAGCATCTGCTCCATCGCCTGACGTTGCGGATCGAACCCCATAGGCATCGCCGCGTCCATCATCCGAGGGTTCACGCTCGCAGCACCCATAGGCATCGGACGGCGACCCATCTCAGGCCGAGGCATAGGCATCGGACGGCGGCTCGCTGCGTCCATCATCCGAGGGTTCACACTCGCAGCACCCATCTCAGGCCGAGGCATAGGCATCGGACGACGGCTCATCGCGTCCATCATCCGAGGGTTCACACTCGCAGCACCCATAGCCGGACGCCCCTGGCCTATAGGCCCGCCGATACCAGAAGGACGACGGCTCATCGCCTGCGAAGAATCAAACCTTGGATCAACAGGACGACGACCCATCAACTGCGCCATCGCGTCCATCATCTGAGGATTCACACTCGCAGCACCCATGGTCGGACGACGCCTCATCGACTGCGGCACCTTCGAGCGCTCGCCCTTGCGCCCGACATCGGTCCTCTTCGTCTGCGAAGGCATCTTCGAGCGCTCGCCCTTGCGCCCGACATCGGACCTCTTCGTGTACGAAGGCATCTTCGCACGCTCGCCCTTGCGCCCGACATCGGAGCTCTTCGTCCGCTTCCTGCCCAAACGAGCAGACTCCGCAGCACGACCACGCTGCGTCGACCCCCGGTTGGCCTCGCGATCAGCCTCCGCAATATCCTGCCCCAGCGCCCCATACCGAGCAGCATCAGCCTTCTGCCCGCGCGAAAGCTCCCTGTAACCGCCCCTTATGCGAGGAGCAGCGCTCATCTTCTTCCGCTTCTGCGGCCCACCCGGCTTGTAATTGCTCGACTTCATCCTGCTCATAACAAAACCAATCTCTCGTAAACGAACTTAACTACATCGGCCCCATCGGAGGGACGCCCATCATCTCAGGAGGCGGACCCTGCTCCGGTGGAACACCAGACTCCATAGCGAGCATCGCCGCCAACATCTCAGGCGTCAAATCCTGAGGGCCAGGACCAAGGCTCGGATCCGGCGGCGGCTGCATCTCCATGCCACCCTGCATCGGAGGCATCGGAGGGCCACCCTGCATCGGAGGCATCCCCGGCAACATTTCCTGACCAGGCATCCCCTGCGGAGGAGGAGGAGGCGGCTCCTCCGGCGGCGGAGGCTGAGCAATAAACCGCTGCGGATCCTTCTCACCAAAACCGTCACGCAACAACTTCGTGTACAGCGCCACCGGATCGGCCACACCCATGTCAACAAACTGGGCCGAAACATCCGACAACTGCATCGCAGACTGCCTACGGAACGTTTCATTCTGAGGCTCTGTCGAACCGCCCCTCACCTCATAATCAAACTGGCCGGCAATGTAAGACTGGTCGTAATTCACCCAACCATCAACCGGCAACGTCACCACGCGAGCAACCTGCTCACCCGTCATGAACTGCTGCATCAACTGAATAACACGCTTACCGCACTCAGCCAACACAAGCTCGACCTTCATCAACCGGTCCTGAGCTCGGGCGTTAGCCGCATCAGCAATCATCGCCGCCTCAGTCGCCGTACGACGCGTCGTTGACTGCGGATTGCCCTTCGCATAGTCACTGACGCCAGACACCATGTCCATGTCGTTCTGGATCATGATCGACTGATCAAAGAACTCCGGTGGACTAATCACCGCCGGCACAGGCTGCAACGCACCACTCAACGGCTCGTCACCCTGCACAGGGATCATCACATTGTCATCGTCAGACTCCAAAGCCTGAATGCCCTCACGGTCGAAAGCGTCCCGCTTGTAAGTCCAGGCACGCCGGAACTTCTTGCGGTAATTCAACATCTGCGTACGAGTCTCATTCAACTCAAGCTGCAAAGACTCGATCTGCTGGACATCGCCCATGCAGTAGAAATGGTCCGGCACCTCAAAGTTGCGGAGCATCACAAACGGATGGCCAGCAGAGTACGGAATGTCTTTCGGCTTAATCAAGAAACCGGCGTCAGGCTCATCAGCCCCAGCCTCACCGCTCCCGTCCACAGCAAACGTGCAAACAGTGTTCCGCTTGATGTCATAAAACTCAATGACCTCGGCGTAGCTCAAAGCGCCCTTATTCGGCTTTCCGCTCGAGAAACTATTCTCACTCCCCGCTCGAGCATCACCGCCATTCGTGTCCCACGGCGACCAGTGCGAACCAGAAACACGCTGACGCTGCGTCGCCGAATAACGCGAATCGACCTGGACGTCAGTCACCGGACGCCAAGTCCGCTGAGCAATCCAACGCATCTCCTTCGGATGCCGGGCATCAGGATCGACATAAATATCAAACGGGCTGAGGCGCTCCACGAAAGGACGGTCATCGTCATACTCGACATTGAGCTCGGACTCAACGTTGCCCTCAACGTCGTCGCGATCATCGACACCCTCAGTGCTGCCAACAGAACCTGAGCCGGCATCAGAATTCGGATTCTCAGCGCCGTCAGTCGCCTTCACAACAGGCTTCTTCGTCGCCTTGTAGCCGATCTTCAACCATCCGTTGCCGGTGATAATCCAGTCAAGAACCGCCAAACGGAAATCACGCTGATAGTCGTTCTTGCGCCACAGATAGTTCAAAACCTCCTCGGTGACAACAGCCTGCGGAGCCGACTCAGCCTTACGAGCATTGACAACAAACCGAGGGTTGTTGATCGCAACCGCCGGGGCCATCACGTTCACCGTCGAGAAAACAAGATTGACAATCAACTGATCGGTGCTCGTCGCCGCATCCCAATGCTGGCCCGAATACAAATCGACATAACGACGCCACTGGTCGTCGTAGCCAAACCCGGTTTTCGTTGAGCGCCACCGCTTCGAACGATCCAACTCGTTTCGAGCAAACGCCAGAAACTGGGTGTCGGTCATCTTCTTCGCCATCAGAAATCCTCAGTGTCCGTAATTCGAAGCACGCTCTATGCCCCGCTTTGCAAGTTCCCTGTCATCGGACGTACCGAAGTTCTCAACCATGTGCTGAGTATGGGAAGTGTTCCAAGCCCCACGGCCCTCGCGTGCCCCACCACGAAAAGTGAAAGACGTGCCGCCGACGCGACACCGAAAGCACAGACCGTCGCGATCAACCGGCTTCGCACACGCAACGCCCCTACACGACTCGGTCACTTACCCTTGGCCTTGCTCTTCCGCTTGGACTTCACTTCGCCATCGCCATCAGGATCCGGCGGTGGTGGTGCCGGAGCGGACGTGGACTCAACAAGAACAGGCGAAGCTAGACCGCCAGTCTCGGGATACCCACGCACGTCAGCGCGAGGCACACGACCGGAAACAGTCGTAATCGTTCCTGAAGAAGAGTTGACAGTCCCACGACCCATCGGACGCTTAGTAGGACGGCCACGGGTTTGAAGACGAGTTGAGCGCATGTTTTCCCCTTAGAGAGAGTTCTTGCTCAACATTCTGCCACAGACCACACTCAAAGCGACACCATTTCAGAAAACAGACTTGGCTCGAACATACGCATCGCCGATCCTGGGGCGAGAAGGACGCTTCCCCCACGGCGTAGACGAACTGCCCTGCTTCATCAAATCCTGCAAATTGTCGCCGTAAGCACGCCGCTGCCAATCCGCAAACGACCCAGGCTCAGGATTGTCATCAGGAGTGAACTCAGCAAAGAACACGAACTTTCGCATGTGGTTCGCAATCGCCAACGAGATCGTCCGATCGTCGTAAGGCGAACCAGCCATCTTGCCCTTCTGGTCACGCGTGTACGTCTTCAACTCAGCCAACGTGAACTTGTCCGGCATATCAAACTCGCCACGCAATGTCTCGGTGAGCTCATCGATAATCAACGGCTTCGTCACCTGCGACGTGCGAAACCCGAGCACCTCAGTCGGCACCGACCGCTTGTACTTCGGCGACCGCTCATAGAAAATCGGGAAATACCTCGTCTTGTGCAAATACTTCAACGTCGTCAACCCATGGTTGTTCGACTCCACACCAATCAACGCCTGGTTATACAACCGGCCAAGATGAGGCAAAATCTCCGACCCCAACAAGTCAGGGTCGATATGTGAATGATAAGTGGCCACCAACCTCGGACGCCGGCAAGCAATCACATGCACAGAACTAAAGTCGCCATGCTCGAACCCCTGGGCCACATCGACCCCCAGCACATACCGCTCGTCCTTGTCGGGATACTCCCAGATACAGACACCGTCAGTGTTCGACTTCGCGTCCTCCACAAAAGCGCCATCCGAAGCAAAGTACCCCGTCGCAATCGGATCACGAAGCTCATACTCGCGAAGGCGTTTCAAATCGAACACCGGACGACCAGACTTCAAAAACGCGTCCTCAGCGTTATCAGGATACTCCTGCGCCATCTGCCACTCAGGCAAATCCGACGACTTCGCCTCATACCAATCCTGATTACGGCCATTCGCCGACCACGGGAAAAACAGTGGCTCGAACCGGTTGTTGTTAGCAGTCGCCTCGGTCCACAACTTGTGGAACAGATTGCCCTCACCGTTCGCCGTAGACAGCATGATGACACGACCGCCGACATCGGCCACCGGCTCAATAGCGGACCACGCCTCCTCAGAGTTCTGCAAGAACGCCATCTCGTCAACAATGATCAGATACGCAGACTCGCCACGGGCCGGGTCCGAAGCCGACGGCAGCGACTCGATATAAGAGTTGTTAGAAAACTCCATCTTCGTCTGCGTCATATTCACCGGGCCGATACGGAACTTCAGCCACTCCGGCAAATACTGCATCGCATACTTCGCTTTCTGAAGCAGCTTGATCGCCTCACGCTCAGTACGCGACAACATCAAAATCGGCCGATCCGAATGGAACGCCGCCTGCCACAACGCATAAATCGCCACAAGCGTCGAAAAGCCAATCTGACGGGCCTTCAGCACCAACGAATACCGGCACGCCGTCCACGACCCCACAGCCTCCACCTGGGCCTCGAACGGGGCGAACTTTATCCGACCATACTCGGGGTGCCGGATATAGACATACTCCTCACAAAAGTGCAGAAACCCCGCAAGATGATCCTCAGGGATCTCCGAAGCCAACGCAGCGCACCGACGAAACTCCCGCTCGTTCCACAGGTCATCGAGCGAATACTGCTCCGCTTCAGCCGTCACCCGGCTTCCCGACGCTTCGACAACTCATCAGTCGCCTTATCCGACATCAACCGCTCCAGATCGTCATCACTCAACTCGGACGGGGCCGTCGTCACCTTGATGTCCACCTGATTCTTCTGCGGACGCAACGAACCCTCAATCTCAAAAAACGCCTTCGCAGCCTGCACATGCTTCGGATCATCAGCATCAGTCGCAGTCGCCATCAACGTATTCATGATCTCCATCTTCGACCCAGGGTTACCAATCGTCCGCAAATACCGGACGTTCCACGCCTCCAGAAAATCTGGATCCCGCTTCCACCCCGACAACACCGAATCAGTCACACCGAGCTCAACAGCAAGCGCCGACTGCGTACGAGGCTCACGCTGCTCCTTCACCGTCATCAGCCAACCAATGAACCGTTCCTGCTTCGCGCTCATCTTCGCCATCCCCCAAGCCTAGACGCGAAACGACCCCCTCCGGTTCATAACGCCGGAAGGGGTCGCCCCTGAGTCCGCAGGAGGATGCGGACAACCAAACTCTAGTCGAACAGGTCGCCCTCGCCGATCCCCTTCGGGGCATCCTCGAGAGTGATCTCCCACAGCTTCGCTGCCTGCCGACCACGACCAGTGACCTTCGCCATGCCCGTGATCTTCGCAGTCAACTTGACACCCGTGTCAACACGAATACCCGACTTGCTGATCGCTTCCTTCAAAGCCTTCTCGCCAGCAACGCCGTAGCCCTCATCGGCCTCGTAATTGCCACCACGAAGGTGAAGAGCACGCTCACCGTTGTCATTATCCATCTCAGGATCATGCTCACCAGTGTCACTCAGAACAACGACGGACTCCATACGAGCATCCCCGTTATCCCACTCCATCGGAGCGCCAGTGTCGAAATCCGTACACTGCTCGCGCCCCGCACTCACAACGATGCCGGTGATCGAAGAACCGACACCGCATCCCTTACCGCCCCACCACTTAGTACCGCTGTTGAGGTCTTCTGCGCCAATACCTGACATTGCAACTCTTTTCCGAACTTTAGGAGTTCTGAACTTGTGAAGATAAACCCCCTCGGACGAGGAGGCGAAAACAACAGTACCAACGCACTGTCACAGAGACACACTAACCGGATGTGAACTCCGTCACATTGGCCTCAATGCGGGCGTACGGTGCCCAACTCACAGACGACTCCGAACCCCAAACGCCTGCGGGAACCGTGATCTCTCTCCCGTCAGCAGTCTTGGCAACAACGATCCTCGTCGGATACCGCTCGCTCAACTCCCCGCTCATCGCGAACGCACCTCGACCTTCGCCACCGGCTGGCCGGCAACAAAACCAAGCTGCCAATGCGACTCAACTCGGGCAAGGTAATCGTCCAAAGCCTTCGCCTGGTCGATCGTCGTAATCGCCTTCGGAGGCAACAGCCCCTTCGGCCAACGAACCTGCATCCAATCCAAAACCACACGGTCCTTGCGGATCACCTCAAGCCGATCACGACACCAAGCAAGCCAAGCATCAAGATCCTCAATCTCAGGTTGAGGCTCAGGTTCAGGCTCGGGTTGGCTCGACGTCGCGTCGTCATCAGACGAATCCTTTCCTGCCGCCTGCTCGAGTGTCGCCACCATCTCAGGCTTGTTCCAAGAAGGCTTCACCTCAACACCAAGACGCCTACCCTCCTCGATCAACTCGGCCTTACTCATCGAACCCACAGGCTTCGACCCAGGCTCAGGCTCAGGCTCGGACTCCACAACAACAGGGGCCGAACCGTCCGCGACCTTGACATCAACCCAAGAAGCCTTATAGCCGTTCTTGCGACGCCACGCCCGACGCCACTCGCGGACCTCCTCAGCAAGACGACCACCAAACCGGCCAACCTCCAAATCGACCCAGATGAACTCGCAATGGCAATCCTCCACGCTCAAATGCATGATGATCGCCCACCGCTGATTGATCGACGGCGTCGGCAACCGGACATTCGAAACAACGTCATACAACACGCCGCCGGCATAGCCAGCCAACTGGATCGCATAACCAGGCGCAGAAAAATCTAAAGACGAACCCGTCTTCAAATCGCCAATCACCAAAGTCCCAGGCAACAACACCTGGCCATCCGGCGTCACCAACGGCTTCGTCAACTCATACAGCCTGTCAGCCGTACCAGCACCACGAATCTCATCATTGACAATCTGGCACTCAATCAACTGGCTCTTTAAACCGAGCGCACCCTGCACCTTGCTATATGCCTCGAGGGCCGGGGTGAACTTCCCACCAGGATCGTAATCTGACTCCTGCTCCCACCGCTCCGACATGGCATGGACCGCCGTACCAACATCAGCCTTATAAGAACCACGGCCAGCCTGAATAGCGTCCTGTCGAAGCTTCGTCCAATCCGACTTGTGATCCTCATACGGAGAAGCAGCAATCGCACGAGCAAGAATGCTCTGATCCTTTGCGGCTCCCTCCATCGCCTTCGCAACAAGCCAGTTGTTGAGACCAGACTTCTCCTCAAGCGTGTCTCCAAAAGACGACATCCGCGCATACCGCTGAACCTTCCCATCAGTATCAGGGATCAAAGGCTCGCCGCCCGCCCCACGATTGAAATCGGGACGAGCCTCGTCCTTCTCCAACTCCTCAATGCCAATACCGGTCATTCCTCGACCCCGGCAATCGCCTCGAACGTGATCTCGCTCACGGCATCCATGTTGACAACATGCGTCACCGACTCAGCGCCAAACGTCACCAGATAGTAAAGCCGAGCCTCGACTATGGCCTCGTAGCCCATGAGATGCAGCGCCGTAGGAGCCTTACTCGAATCAAGCCAATGAATGGTACACAAAT